ACCCCGCCTCGGCACAAAACCTTGGCACATTGACTTTAGTCAATAACTCTCTTCTCTCTCTCAATATAAAATGTCCCATTCGAGGAACTGGTGCTTTACCATTTTCAATTATGTCCTTCCCCTCTTTACAACTTTGCCTGAATGGGCAAATTATTTAGTCTTCCAGGAGGAAGAATGTCCCACTACTAAGAAACGCCATATCCAGGGATATGTGAATTTGAAACGCAATCAACGATTTGCGTTTCTAAAGAAGAAATTGCCAGATGGATCCCATATTGAACCTTGCAGAGGATCCGCATCCAGCAATAGAGACTATTGCACAAAGGATGCTTCTCGGACCGGAGGGCCATGGGAGTTTGGTGTGTTCTGCGAAACAGGGAGCAACAAGAGGAAAACGATGGAACGTTTTCAGGAAGACCCAGAAGAACTCAGACTTGCCGACCCTAAACTGTATCGTCGCTGCCTGGCGACGAAGGTTAATACGGAGTTCAGTGGTTTGGTACTCCCTGTACCTGACCGACCTTGGCAACTGGTGGCTCAGAAGGCACTCGACCAAGGCCCAGATGATAGAACTATCATATGGGTGTATGGCTCTGAAGGCAATGAAGGGAAAACAACGTGGGCCAAGATCAAGATTCAGGAAGGATGGTTCTACTCAAGGGGAGGTAAAGGAGAAAACATAAAATACCAGTATGCAGAGCATCTGGGTCATTGTGTTTTCGATATCCCCAGACAGGTAGAAGACAATCTACAGTACACCGTATTAGAAGAGATTAAGGATAGATTAATTAGGTCTTCTAAATACGAACCAATAGATTTTAATTGTAGTGATAAGGTTCATCTAGTTGTATTATCGAATTTTTTGCCTTGTTTAGATGTAGAATATAATAATAGGGGTGAATTAGTTAAAAAACCCTTATTATCTAGGGATAGGGTTTTTATTATTAATATTGATGAGTCTGTATGTGGTCATCCTGATGACCTCAAGAATTTTGATGTGTATCTTGAATAAATTCAATTTATTCATGAGAAAAAAAAAAGAAAAAAAAAAGACTAGACTAAAAAACAATACCTATAAACAAAACAAAGGCCCCGCAGGGGAATGAAACAAACACGTGAGAAAAAAAAAGAAAAAAAAAAAGAAAATAACCGGATTTGAAATAAAATTTCAATTCCGTTAATAAAAAAAAGAGAAAGAAAAGAAGTGGTCCCCACCCACTCGAATGACGCGGATCACTAACCGGTAGTTCCGGTAACAAACACAAAAACCGGAACTGTTTAAAAAAAGAAAAGGGAAAGGTGACTGTCTACCGTGCCAAGGTACCTATAAGAGGCGGGGTTAGTATT